TCTTTTAACAGACTTAGAAAATAATTTACCTTCAGCTTTCTTATACTTATAAAAATTATCAGTTGAATCTATAATTTCAGGAACTAATCCTTTTAAATTATTAGCTCTAATAACTCTATTTTTATTTATATCAGTATCATAAAAAAACTTAATTACAAAATCATCAAAGAAAAATATTGACTCATCTTTTTTATCTAACACTTCAATATTAGAATGAAATTCTCTTCTAGTTTTAATTAATTCTGTTGTATTACCTACATCATACCAATTTTTTACTTTTATATACTTAAATTCAACTTCAGATAATATGTTATTTATAGCATGTACATCTGAAGTGTCTTCATGGTTATTATAAACTAATTTTTCTAAATTATAAAAAAATAATTCAAAATCTTTTATACCTGTAATTCCAACATATGATAAACCTTGAATTAAATCTCCTTTTTCATTTATCTTAGATAATATGTTATTACTAGTTATACTTAATGTTCTATATTGAGCTGGATCTTCTTTAAAGGATCCAATAACATAATTAAATGTTGGTGATACATAAGTATGATCTTTTAAAATAGTATCTGAAGCATGAAATATAAAAGGGCATTGGAGATGATGTTTGGTTTGTAAAATTGAGTATCCTAAACTACTACCTTCTCCTTTATATTTGTCTACTTCAACAAAAGTAAATTTATGATCCGGATAAGCTAATTCTAAAAATTGTTTAACATGAGAACCAAAATGTCCTAATGTAATAACAAACTCTGTATCTGTAGGATATGATTCAATAATATAAGAAATAGCGGGTTTATCCGCTACTCTAATTAAACATTTATTGGTATAGTCAGTAAGTTGTCCTAATCTACTACCTAAACCACTTGTAGTTATTAATACTTTATATTCTGCCATAATTATCTTTTACTCGAACTATGTCATCTTCTCCAAAATATTCTCCTAATTGTACTTCGATAAAAACTAAATCCTCATCTCCTATATTAGTTACTTGATGTTTAGCTTTAACAGGTATTTTAGCTACATCACCAACATTTAATTCACATTCAACATCATCTAAACATAATAAAGCTTTACCTTTAGTAACAACATATATTTCACTACGTTTAAAATGATATTGATAACTAGGAGCTTGACCTGGTTTAATAATAATTTGTTTTACTTTACAAAAATCTGAGTCAATCAAATTTTCAAATTCACCCCAAGGTCTTTCTTCTTTATAGTTGCTCATAAAAATTATTTTGTTTTTCTTGTTTTTGAATTGATTTAATATGGTTTAAGCAAAAATCCTCAGTGTCATACGGTAGTGTAGTTATAGTTTTATATCCATCTAATACCTCATGTACTTTATTTTTCCATTTAATACCTTGATTTAATTTAAAAAGTCTCATTTGGGGATCAGGAAAGTTGACTCTTTCTTGTTCGTCAACTCTCCATCCCCATTTTTGAACGTGTTGTGGGGTCAAACCATTTACCTTATTAACTCGAGGTATATAGAAACAATCTATATCTGAGTTGACTTTAAGTATTGGTTTAATATTTTCAATTAGAAATTGATTTGGTATCTCATCTGCATCAATCTGAAATAAGTAATCACCTGATGCTAAATCTAATAAATAATTCTTAAATGTAGCAAAATCACCATTTAAATTAGTATCCGCTGATTTCATTTGATACTTAAACTTTTCATGAAAATGAACTATAGTTTTAGTTACATCATGATTAGTTTTCTCCATATCCCTTAATACAATAACCTCATCATCCTCATCTATCTTATCATGTAGATAATTTAATAGGTTAAATAACTCTTCATTTTCATCACAAACTGTGATACCATAACTTATTTTCATATTAACCTTTTATTACATTCTGAGTATGCTCAGAAATTTGTTTAAATTTTTCTTTAATGGCTTCTGTTTTAGCTGTTGAACCAGCAGCAGCATCAATACCATCAAGATAACCTTGTAACCATTTTAAAAACTCATTTGTTGTCATATTGTTAATATAATATTATTCTGGTAGTATGCCTATGTAAGATAAAGCCTCTATATAGTCACGTTCATCAAAATGTTTTATAGTTGACATATCCATTTTCCATTCAGCATAACCACCACTCTTAAGTTTGAATTTTTCTTTTTCTTCTTCCTTAACAGTTGTAGCTAAAACAGCTGCCCATCTCCAATTGGTTGGATTAGTACCATCAGCAAATACCATTCCTTTATTTGGTATATTTACCATTGATGGCATCCATATTTTTCCTATTTCATCTTCAACCATTAATGATTTATATAATTCAGGAAGTATTTCCATTTGTTCTTTTAAAAACTCACTATCCATTTTCATAGCAGTGTTGGATGTGAAACCACATCCATAACACCAATATAAATTAACATCTAAACTTACTTCTTGTTTATAACAAGCATCTGATCCACAACGATCACAAATTACTAAATTATCCATTTGATTCTACTTTTTTAAGGTTTGGTAGTTCTATTTTCTTTAAATCAGAAATACTGGTTTTCTTTAATGAAGGTAATTTTATTTGTACTTCTTTAGGAAACTCAGGAATATATTGGACAAATAATGAATCAATTTTATCTTTCATTTTCTCCCAATTAAACTCACTTTTACTTCTATATGTTTGACGTTTAGCTCCATCAATATAATTTTTATAATCTTCAAACATATCCTTAAGAGCATTACCTACTTCATTATAATATGGACTAAACCATTGTGATTCTTGTAATAAGAATTGATTAGCAGCACTTGGATGAACATTTTTTAACTCACCGTTAATTGCTTTAACAAATTCTGAATTTAAGAAATCCATATGACCACTCCAATTAGTTACTATGATTGGTTTTTTAACTAAACTAAATTCAAGTAATGGGCGACCAAAACCTTCACCTTTGGTTAAACTAACCATTGCTTTTAATTTAGGATGATTATATATCTGATTCATTTCCTCATCTGTAAATTCACCATGTAGTAAATAAACATTTGGTAAGTTTTTAGAGTCCACTGTGTCTCTAATTTGTTGAATTTTGTTTAGTATAATTTCTCTATCAACATATGAAGAAACAGCACTTGATGTTTTTAATACTAAAGATGGTTTTTTAGATTTGTTTTTAAATGTTTCAAAAAACGCTTTAATTAACAACCCAACATTTTTTCTATCCTCACCTATATCACCATTAATCCAATGTCCTACAAATAGATAAGAAAAGTCTTCTTTAATACCATCTAAAGTTTTAGTTATATCATTTTGAGGAATATTTTCTAATATTTTATAAACATCAGTATTTGCTCCTTCAAATAATACTTCTACTGGTTTTTTCAATTCAATGATAGCTTCAACTTGATTTGTTTGTTTATTACGTCTTTCAAATTTACTATTCTGAAATACTTGTTTAGAGTGATTAGATGATACTAATGTTAAATTCATTCTATTAGCGCCTTCAATCCAGTCAGCAGCACAAATTGTAGATTCAATACCTGCTGTAACACCTATATTATATTTACCTACAGGTGAAAATTCATTTGGTACTGTTATTTGCATCCAAATCTCAGGTTGTTTAGGTAATTGAGGAGCATTTAAATTGTAGTTATATAAAAAACTCCATTCAGGATTGTCTTTACAAAATCCCCAAGCACAATCACCCCAACGTTGTGGAATTAGTTTAACATTATACTTATCTAATTCAATAATTGCTTTTATTAAATCACGACTACGCGCTCCATAACCTGAATAAGTATCATATGGAGAGCTTATTATAAATAACGGTTTACTCATTTTTAGTAAATTAATTTATGGTTTAAAACTCTTTTTTTAACTTCGTTTGTATTGATGAATTCAAATTTTTCTCTTGGTTTCCAAGTAGCAAATAATTCATCTATTGCCTCAATAGCTCTATTAGCCATTTTTTCACTTGTAAGACCAGCCTCATCACTTGTGGCCCATTCTCTACCCGCTAATCCTCTTTCTACTCTCTCACTGATAGACATATCATATAATTCTTTGATACGTTCAGTAGCATCTTCAGGACGACATCTATCATCAAAAATATAAGGTGTTGGAGGTGAACCCATAATTGAAATATTACTTGGAAATACTGGGAACGCCCATTTGCCATGTTTCTTATAAGTGCCTCTATGGTTTGAAGGAACATTAGCGTCAAAATCAACCCATTTACCTTTATCATTTTCAAAACGCATTTGATCTTGCATACCACCAGTTACATTAGCAATTATTGGTAATCCTGCTAACATTGCTTCAGTTAATGCTAAACCCCAACCTTCATTTGAAGTTAATAAAATTTGAGCATCAGCCAAATTATATAAGAAATTCATATGTTTAGGATCTTTTTTGTCAGTTGAGAAAATAATATTATCCTCATACCCATCAAAAAATAATTCCTTAACAGCTAATAAATCAGTTCCATGTTCACTTATTGTTTCAGTATGTAATACTAAAGCACATTTTTTGGCTTGTTCTGGAGTTAAACTATCTAAAAATAATTTAAACGCCATCATTGTATCAGGTATTTGTTTACGTCTAATATTCCTAGAATTAAAAAACAAAACAAAATCATATTCTTTACCTTTAAAGAAATTTTTTCTAAACACATTAAATTCTTTCCAATCTGGATCAAGATCAGTTAATGGTCTGAATATATTTTCATTTAAACCATGAGGTACATACTTAATAATTTTGTTTTTAGCTTTATCACCTAAAACTAATTTATTGATATTAACTGTTTGTTTTGAAATACCTAATAAAGCATCACATGCTTCATAGTATGGTTTATTATAATGAGGTGCAGGTAAATCATCCCATATATTTAAATAAATAATAGGAATTTGTTTTCTGATTTCATTTTCAATATTAAATAACCAAACAAAATATCTTGGATCAGTGATTAAAAATATAGCATCTGGTTTTTCAATTTGTAATAATTGGCGAATCAAACCTATATCTCCATAACCATTAACTGGATATACTATAACAGATGAGTCTGTTATACCAGCATGGCCATTTGTGTCCTGAGATAAATCTAATCGTTTACCTATTTCTGGGTGGTTGATAGCACCTCCAACATTTACCCAATTAAAATGATGAGCTGTATTTACAACTAACTCTCTAGCTACTGTCGCTACTCCAGAATGAACTCTAATATCATCACATATTAAGAGTATCTTTTTTCTGTCTTTTTGAGGAATATAACCTAATTTTTCTTCCATATAACTTATTTTATTTGATGATTATGAATTGATTTTCTAAACGTTTCATCTTTTAAATACAAATCAATTACTCTGTCTGTTAATTTTTGTAATGAAAATTTGTGTTTAATACATTGAATTTTAAACTGTTCAAATAGATCCTTGTCTACTTTGACAGATGTTAATATTTGATTATCTGATTTTGCCATAACATATTTTGTATATAAATATATAACAAAACAACTAAAGTATACTTTTATCACAAAGTTCTTTTTTAGAGGCAAATGGGCAATAAGAACAATTCCATTTTGAAGGATTAGCTATATATTCTTTATCTTTCAAAGTACCATCTATATTAAACACTTCTTCAATAAAGCTAGTAACACTACTAACTGCTTTTTTAGTTTTAATTTTACCTGATGGAGGTGAAAATAACTGAACTCGTTTTTGAGGAAACTCAGATTCAGTATATATTTTACGTTTAACAATAAAAAACTCTATCTCAATATTATCTGGATCTATATTAAATTGTTTACTTAAAAATTCTTTATATAGAATCAATTGATATTGTTTTTGTTCGTCTTTCTTTTCTTTATCACCCCATCCTCTAGTTGATGTTTTAATGTCTATAATTTTAATAGTCTCAGTAGGTTCATGATATAGTACCAAATCCAAATATCCTTTGTATAACACATTTTTATAACGTTTATCTGGGGTGATTACAAGTGGGATTTCACATCCTACTAAATACCATCCTCGTTTACCAAAATATTCTGATTTGTGTTTTTTAAACCATTTAATAATTTCTAAACCATCATCATGAAATTCTCTTAATTCTTGAGATGAGGAAAAATGAGTTTTATTATTACTATTAAAAGCTATTTGGTATTGTTCAATAAATTTAGTTTTAAAATATTCTTCAATATCTAAATTGTCAGCCTCAGTCCCACTTTTTTCATAAAAAATAGTTAAATAATGTTGAAGAGTTTCATGTAGGGCAGTTCCAAATATAGTATGAATACTAAATGAAGGAATAACAACTCCATCTCTATATTGTAGTTTCCATTTATGAGCACAACTATTATATATAGATAATTGACTGTAAGATATACTACGTTGATAAGCATAGTTTATCTCAGTTAACTGTTGTTGTTGTATTTGTTTTACTATTTTAGGTACTTTAGCCAAAATATTATTTTTTAAAAAATTCTCTAACTATAGCTCCTAACTCTTGATCATTGGGAAATCTACAAATTAATTCTTGAAGTGCTGGGATAATAGACATTTCTTTTTTACAATACTGAGCAGCGTCTAATAACTCCTCATATAAATGATTCATAAAATCATCTTTATTGTTTTCTGACAGTGTAGTATTGTATTTTTTAATACCACGTTCACTTCTTAATTTTAAATCTTCAATGACTGCTTCTGTAATTTTATCTCTCATTTTATTAGTTTTTTAATATCTTTATTATCAATACCAAAATCAGATAATATATCTTTTATTTGATTTTCATTAAGTAAATTTAAATATTCAGTAACTTCTTTACTTGAACATTCAAAATATGTTGTTAGATATTTCATTAAGTCTTTATTTGGTTGTTTAATATTTGACTTAATGTATTTTGACCAAAATTGTTTCTTAGGAAGTAAATCACAATATATTTTATAATATTTTTCTTTCTCAGTATAAGGAATAGTTTGTACATAATTAACCAATTCTAAGTAATCAGAACTCATACTTAAAAAACGATTAATCATGTACGGTTCAAATGTTTTAATTTGTTCATTTGAAAACTTGTTCCATGGAGATTTATTGTATGTAATCTCCTTGAGCCAGTCAAATATAGTAAAATTACTTACTTGACTTTTGGTACTCCTCATATTCAGTTCTTAAATCTTTAGGTAATGTCTCAAGTAATATTTCACCTGTTTTAACATCATAAAAACATGGAACTGGGATAACTCCATCTTCAGTTGTACCTGTGATAAATTTAGATACTTTTCTTAATACAAAACCTTCTGTGAATACATGATTACCACTTTCTGATAATACTGGTTGTGTGTTTTTTAAATCAATGTTTACTTTTAATTGTTCTTGTGGTTGCATAATTTATATTATTTGTAGTATTTTACTTATTAAAGCCATAGCGTTTATTTCTTGGTCTACTCTAAAATTAGCATTAAATTGATGTTCACTTATTGCTATAATAATAGCTCCATCATTGCCTTTAGAATACTCAGATATATTATCAAATAAAAATCTAAATAACTCACTAAAATCTTCTACTTCACTATCAGCTATTATCTGTCTAATGTTTGTAAGTGATTTTGATGCTTTGTTTTTTAGTTCATTTATTATTTTTTCTTTGTATTCACTATCTACACTTGATAAATTATCTAATTTCAGAACTCCATTAACAGTATATTTCTGACAGCTGTTAATTATCTTTCTATAGTCAGGATAAAATTTCTTAACTACATTAACAACATCTTCAACTGTATGTTCTATGTTTTCTTTATTTAAGATATCATCAATGTGTTTAGCGATTACTTTTTTAGATGGAGGCTGTAAATCAAATTCCTGACATCTACTTCTAAGTGGCTCAATTAATCTTTCTGGGTAATTACCTGTTAGAATAAAACGAGTATTTAAACTAAACGTTTCCATCATATTAAGTAATATTACTTGTGATGCTTGAAGTATATGGGTTGCTTCATCCAATATTACTATTTTAAGTGGTTTAAATGAACCTGCTGCTGCAAACGCTCCTACTTTATCTCTCATAACATCTATCGATCTTTCGTCTGTAGCGTTAATATAAAGATAATCACAGTTAATATTTTTAACTAATATTTTAGCTAATGTAGTTTTACCTGCACCTGGTTTACCAGCAAACAAGAGATGAGGAATATCTTGGTTATCAATAAATTCTTGGAATTTAACTTTATCTTCATCTCTACAAACATAACCATCTAAAGTATCTGGTCTATATTTTTCATTTAGTATAGTATGTTTTTTAGTCATAGTCTCCGTATAGGTCGTATTTTTTAGGTTGAGGTACTTCTTGTATTGATTCTGTAATAGCGTATACTACACCAGCTGATGGTTCTAATCTATACGCTTTATATTTTCCAGCAGCCCTTTTATGAAAAGCGTTAAGCATTTCAATTAATGAGGGATACACTGTATCCCCCATTTTCCATTGATCACCAGGCGGAACACGCTCAGCTATCAATATATTTTTTTCTACTGTTTCAGTCATTAAAACATTCCTCCCATATCCATACCTTGTGATTCTTTTTTCTCACCTGGTTTGTCTACAATAGTACATTCTGTTAATAACATTGTTCCAGCAACTGATGCTGCATTTTGAATCGCGTTACGAGTCACTTTAGCTGGATCAATAATACCTTTTACCATCATATCAACTAATGTCTCAGATTTAAGATCATAACCTGTCCAATATTGATCTTCATATTTAGTACCTTCAACTATATCTTGATGTGGTTCAAGTTTATTTATTAGATTATAACATTCTGCTTCTGAGTAGCCAGCATTAGATAAAATCTTTATAAATGGAGCAGCGCATGCTTTATAAACAATTGTTTTACCAATATGAATATCTGAGTCTAATTCAGTTCTAGTTTTAGTAATTGCTTCACGAGCATATATTAAAGCTGCTCCACCACCAGGAACAATACCTTCTTCAATAGCAGCTTTTGTAGCATTTAAAGCATCATCAACACGATCTTTAGTTTCTTTCATTTCAAGTTCACTATTTCCACCTACATGAATAATAGCTACACCACCAATAAATTTAGCTAAACGTTCTTGTAGTTTTTCTATTTCATAAGATGTTGCTTTAGGATTTTCAATTTGTGATTTTAATTCTTCAATACGAGTTGTAATCTTATCTTCAGTACCTTTACCATCTACAATTGTAGTTGTTTCTTTAGTGATGGTAGCTACTCGTGCTTGACCAAACCAATCCCAACTGAATTTATCTAGTTTCATACCTTTATCAGGTGAAAATACAGTACCACCAGTTAGTATAGCAATATCTTCTAAAATCAATTTTCTACGATCACCAAAATCAGGAGCCTTAACAGCACACACTTTAACTATACCTCTAACCTTATTAAAAATTAAAGTAGCTAATGCTTCACCATCAATATCTTCTGCTATGATTAATAAAGAACGATTTTGAGCTGATACAGCTTCAAGTACAGGAAGTAATTCTTTTACTTGATTAAAACGTTTATCAGCAATTAAGATAAGAGGATTATCTAACACTGTTGTCATATCATTGTTATTAGTAACAAAGTAAGGTGATTTGTAACCTCTATCAAACTGCATACCTTCTACTGTTTCAAGATATGTTTCTCCGTTTTTAGATTCCTCAATATAAACAACACCATCACGACCTACTTTTTCCATAGCAGTTGAAATTAATTCACCTACCATTTCATCTCCATTAGCTGAGATTGTAGCAATTTGTTTTAATTGATCTTCAGATGAAATTTCTTTAACTATATTTTTATATAGTTCAGCTACTACTTCTTTAACTGCTAAGTCAATACCTCTTTTTATTTCAACAGCATTTGCTCCTTTATTTAAATGATTTAAACCTTCATTTATAATAGTTTGAGCTAATAAAGTAGAGGTAGTAGTACCATCACCTGCATTATTTGCTGTTTTAATAGATGTTTGTTTAACCATTTGAGCACCTAGATCTTCAATTGGGTCCTCTAGTTTAGTAACCATTTTAGCTACAGTAACACCATCTTTAGTTGAACGAACTTCTTCATTTTCAACATATACAACATTTCGTCCATTAGGACCTAAAGTAGCAGTAACAGCATCTGCTAACTTATTGACACCGGTGGCCAAACGCTTCCTAGCGTCTGGTCCAAATTCAATTATTTTATTCATTATCGTCTTCTATTATTGTTAGTATTTCTTGATCTTTTAAACAAATAAAATCTTCACCTTTAATAGTGAATTTTACACCTCCAAAAGCTGGGAATGCTACTTTATCACCTATTTTTACTTGGATAGGAATCAATTCACCTGTTTGAGTGAATGAACCTACTCCAATAGCAGTAACAATACCCATTTTAGGTAATTCTTTATTCATGTCAGGAACAATAATATTTCCATATTGTTGTTCATCTTCTTCTAGTTGTTTAATGATAATGTGATTGTGAACTGGTTTTAGTTTCATAATTATAATCCTGTATTAATAATTTGGTTTAATTCATCTTTAACTCGTTTAAACTCATCAACATATGTCTTGATGGTGTCATAGTTTTTAGTGTGGTTAATTTTCAATTTAGCTATTCCATTTAAACAATTTTCAAACTGAGTATAATAGCCATGTGATTTGTAAGTTACTTTATTTCTATTTTCATCAGTAATAACTTTTTTTCTACCACGTTTTGGTTTAGTACTTTCATTTGTCACACATGCTTCCCATAAAGTATATGAGTTACTATCTTTAGCGATAAAATAAGGTTCAATTGCCGGATCTTTAATTAAAGTGGCAGTTTTAAATAATTCTATGTCCATAACTTTTATTTTTAATATGATATAAATATAACAAATGTTTATTGGAGAGCCAAGTTTATTCTTGTTTTCTTACCATATAATATGTTGTTTTTAACATATCATCATAGTTAAAATGGAGTTTCATTAATCCACCATCAAAAATGTATAATTCTCCATTTTCTGCGTCTTTATTGGCGCTTAATATTTCTTTAAATGTATCTGCGTCAAATGGTAAATTTACTGGAGAGTTAACAGTAGATTGAATTGAGTATGTTATTTTGTTTGAAAATTCACCATTATCACCTAAAATAAAATTTAATATTGTATCACCATTAAAGTCATTATCAGTAACAAGTAATATATGATTTGTATCAGGTAAAGCTGATTTAGCTTTAATTAAGGCTGTTATTTGTTCATTATAAAGTATTGTCCCTACATTATGATGGAAAGGTTCTTCTACAGTACCTACTTTACCAATCAATAATGTATCAGCTAAAGCGTAAGTTAGATTATATTGGTTATCTTGAATAATTAATCTATTAGCTATACCACCTTGTTTATTAACATCTAACAATAAATCACCTTGTGTTATACCAATTAATTTATTTAGTTGACTAGTATTAAAAATAGCTAGTTCAGTATCTGTTAGTTTTAGTCCTTTAAATTCAAGTTCACCAATCATGTCTCGAGTAGGCAACATAAACCTAATACTTAACACTTCATCTTTTATAGACCATTTTACTGATTCAATCATACCATTAAGATGGTATTTTGAAATAATACTTTGTAATGTTAGTTTATGTATCATAATTATAATATAATAATAAAAATTAATATAGGCAAACTAGAATTTAAAAAATCTACCTATATTTTCATTTAATGCTGGGAATTGCCAACTTAAATCTTTATATAGTTCCTTCAATTTATTTAACAATAATGATTCAAAAATTTCATCTATGTCAATAAATTCCTTAACAAATTTTTCTATTTCATCAGGTACCTTAGCATTTGGTAAACCTATTGTTTCTAATTTATAAACATTGGGTTTTAGATTAATAATGAATATTTTATCACCCTCAATAATAGATTCAAATTTAGTATCTAGTTTTTTAAAACGTAATAAATCATTATAACGAACAGCTGCTTTAGTATTTGCAGGTGCACCTGTTTTAAATGAACTAAACATTTCTCCTGCTCTAGGTGGTATGTAATATGAACCCATATGTTTAACACCCATTGGTTTACCTAATTGTCTTGGATCTAGTGTTTTAAGTGTTTTATAAAACTCAATTATGTCTGTATCAATGTCTACCTTATTTTTGCCAAACAATATGTTTTTAATCAACTGTTCCCCAAATGATTTAAACAGTTTATTCATATTGGACTTCATTAATTCAAGTCCTTTCATATCTAGTTCTTCAACAGGCACACCTTCCTTATTAGTTACATACATTGCATAACGACGTTTACCTGTTGTAAGCACACCAGCGCATATTACTTCTTGTTTTAGCTGGAAATAGTGAGTATCTGGATTGATATTAAAAATCTCTCTACATATTATATTTAGGTTTTTGTTTGCATCCTCCTGGATTACATTTGCAATACTTAATATTATATTGTTTTTATTTGATTCGTTAATCTCTATACCTTGGGATTTCATATGTTCTAATATGGGTCCCAAACAGATGTATAAACTATCTGTATCACTTATTATTATATTTTGTTCGTTATTCATAACTCCATTTATAACCATTAGTTTGTGAGAATATTCCTCGGCATACTTTAGAAATGGTAGATGGATTACTATTCGTTTTCCTTCCAGCTTCATCTATACCATTATATTTGGCAA